ACCAGATCCAGGCGGTCTTAGGGGTAAGCGCATTTTCAATGCTCTTTCCCTCTTAGCACTAGCCTTCGATCGTAAGCCTCGAAAGTAGCTTGCGCTCGGAGATCAACTACAACGCCGATTGAATCGGCATTTCCCTTTGATAAGGAGGCCACATGGCCGCAGTTGGTAATATCGTCATTAATGACGGACAGGGTACCCCTGTCGCGCATACCTTCAGCCCGTCCACCGTTACCTCGGAAGTGGTGCAGTACCACGACCGTGTTGGCGGTATCGTGCTGGGGTACCCGGAGCTCACGCTTGGTCAGAAGCTCCCTGCCAATGGCAGTGGGTCGATCAAGCAGACTCTCCGGATCTCCGTCCCGACTCTCGAGACGGTCACTGGGAGCACTGGCGACGGCTTTGCGCCGAAGCCCACGTTGGCCTACAAGGAGCGTGCTTTTGTGGAGATCTATCACGATCCCCGCAGTTCTCTTCAGGAACGTAAGAACCTGAATGCGTACCTCAAGAACGCGCTTGCAAACGCGGCTTGGACGACGCTGATGGAGAACTACGAACTGCCCTTCTAACGGAGGGGTTACCATGGGCTCACGCGAGCGCATGATAGCAAGATTCGTTCTATGGTTGGTCCAAACCTATCTTCGTGAGAAGTATAGGTTGGTCACTCCCGTAGAACTGAACAAGATGGTCGATGACTATCTTGCCGAGCTTCCAAAGCTCGGTCTTCAGATTGTAAAAGTACGCAACGATGTAGGAGATAGAGCCGATGAAATCGACTATCCGAATCGAACTGAGGAAACCTCAGTCGACTCGCCACGTGTGTCCAGTAGGGGGTAGGCCGGTACACTTCAATTTGGAGTATATCGGCCGTACACGAACTGTCCTTGGCCCGTTGAACCATTGGCTGAACCGCCTTTGGTCCGACTCGCTTCGGGATGGTTCGGATTCCTCTTGTTGGACAGGCTCCCATCACGCTGTTCTGACGGCTCGCGTATCGGGCCTGGACGGTGCTGAGCATGAGTTGGTTATTG